GTCTCCCAGTCCTTGACGATGGCTTCCCGCGGTAGCCCGCGCTCGACCAATTGCTCATACACCCGGTCACGGCCAGCGCTGAATGACTCAAGCGCCTCGGTGCGAGCGATCATCTGCGCATGGGTCTGCAGCAGGCGGTCGGCGTAGCGCCCGGCGATGCGGTCAGCATCAACGCTGTTGACTGGCGTGCCCGCCTTCAGCGCCCGCATGACCATGGCGTCGAATCGCTTGTCGCGGCGGGTGCGGGTCAGGTACTTGCGCAGCTGCTCAGGATCACCGCTGCGCAGCTGGGTGCGGGCATCGGCTACGTATTGTGAGAAGTTACCCGGCAGACCGACTGTGCCGCCTGTGCGCCTGCCTGTCTGCTTGCTCACCCGACCGGCCAGGTCCAAGGCAATCTGCCGCGGGCTTCGCCCGGCCTGGAGGCCAGATGAAACCGTAACGCTGATGCCATCGAACTGGTCCATGGCCATCTGCGGCTTAAGTGCTGCGATGTGCTCCGCGAGCCACGACTGCGCACCTACGGCATTAACATCGAGCTCTTGGCGCCCCAGGGCACGTGGCACGCTGCCAGCCTCGGCTTTTCCGCCGGCCATGTAGCCAGAGCGGATCAGCTCCATGAGTGCAGCGAACACACCCAACGTCAGCACATCGCCCAGGGCAGAATCGTCGCGGGACGCAATGAGTCGCTCGATCTCGGCGATGGTCACCGCATCCAGGGTTGCCCGGATCTGATCCAGGTAGGCCTTGGCCATGGCCGGCTCCATGCCCTCAATCTGCCGGATCAGTTCGGCCTGGTTCACACGACCACCACTGCAGGCAGCGGGCACCGCAGCACCATGATCGGCGCCAGGATGTCATTGATGATACCGATCACCGGCTTGTTGGGCTGGGCATCGCCATCCTCGGGGCCGAAGAACTCGGTTTCCAGAGGGCCAACCTTGGCCCGCTTCACAGCCTTGGATGCCAAATAGTCCGGATTCAGGCTGCCCGGCTTGACCAGCTCACGCAGTGCGCCTTCGTAGACTGCCTGCTCCACCTCTCGCGGCACTGAGCCAGCGTCGATTGGGTCGCCGTTGCGGTCTGTAGCGCCGTCTCGCGGCCATTGCAGAGCCTGGGCCCGCCCGCCAACCTTACGCCCCGGGAAAGACAGGACGCAGCCTGTGGTGGGCAGCTTCGTGCCCATCCCGTCGATGTAGGCTGATGCCCGCGCCAGTGCCGCTTCCTTGTCGGCCTCAGTAGCAGCCGCCCAGGCGGCATTGCCACGGGCCTGGTGGTAGGCGTCAGCGCCAGCCACGGTACCGTAGTAGTCAGCCATCATCGCTCTCGAATAAGTGGGCGGAGAACCGCCCGGGGTGTGTTACGGGTGCTTGGCCAGCTCGGCCTGCAGCTCTTCCAGGGTGACGTCGTCGCCGACCTCGATGCCCTTTTCCTTGAGCTTGGCGATGGCATCAACCTTGGCCTTCGCCTCCACTTCAGCCAGGCGCTTCTGCAGAGTCTCAGGCTTGGCGTTGGCGCCAACCTCGATGCCCAGCGCTTTCAGCCTGGCCATCAACTCTTCCTTGGTCAGCTCGGCCGGCTCTCCAGCCTCGACCACCAGCACGCCGGACTCGACGTAGAACGCCAGATTCTGACGCTTGCTGTAGTCGACCCACTGCGGCACATCGATAGTGCCGCCAGGAAGCACCACGGAGCCGTCAGGGAGGCCGATGGGGGTCTTGGTATGGGTGTTGGTTACCTTAGCCATGCGCCCCCCTTAGATGCCGTCGGTGTAGCGGACTTCAGCAGGACGGCGGACGTCCACGCCGCCCAGGCGGAAGATGCCCGGGACTTCCCAGCGGATCGGGCCGGCCTGGTACACGGGCAGGAAGCGATGCGGCATCGGGATGTGCATCTTCAGCACCGACGGGTCGCGGCGGTAGCTGATCATGCGCGCGGTGTTGCCAGCGCCGGCGGTGTCCAGGCCGTTCAGGCCCTTGATCATCAGCGGACGGCCGGTGGTGGCGGTGTAGACGTTGTTCTTCTGCAGGTAGGTGAAGATCGACTCCAGGCCCTGCTCGTTCACCTTGCGGGTGGCCAGCAGCAGGAACTTGCTGTAGGGCAGCAGCAGGGTGTCGGAGAACGCGGTGTACAGGGTGCCCTGCGCCTGGACGGTCAGTGCGGTGTTCACGTCGGCCAGAATCTGGTCGGCGGTCGCGGTGGCCCAGTTGCCGGTCACTGCGGTGCCGGCGGTAACGCCTGGGAAGTTGAACAGCCCCGAGAAGCCTTTCGACGAATCGCCCAGGAGGGCGACGCGGTCGACCATCTCTTCGTAGGCGCGGCGCGCAGCCATGGCGTCATCGGCAGTCAGGTTGATGCCCAACATCTGCGCCTGACTGATCTCTTCCAGGCCGTAGCCATAGCCGATACCGGCCATGTGCACGTTGGTTTCGAACTTGGTTCGATCGGTGCTGGCCAGCGGGATGTCATCGGCGTTGCCGTTGATCCAGTCGGCCTTACCCACCTTGTCGGCCGAGTAGTAGGTGACGGTCTTGATCCACTCGGGAGCCGAGGTATCGACCGGAATCAGGCCCGGGTACTGGATGTCCGCATAGACGATCTCGTTCACCTGACGCTCGATGTACGAGGTCTGCGAGACCACGAAGCCCAGGGCGGCCTGAGCATCGAGGAGCTGAATGTGTCGCATGGTTTCTCCTTAGCCCAGGCGGACTTGAGCGATTTGGTTGGCACCGGTGGTGCTGGTGTCGAAGCGAGCGTTTGCCACCAGCACGTTGTCGGTGGCCACGTTGGTCCACACGCCGGTTGCCGGGACGAAGTAGACCGGGTCGCCTGCGGCAACCTGCACGGATGCGGTCACCCAAATAGCGCCCTTGGTCATTACGCGGGCCGATTCGTACTGGCTGTACTGGTTGGCCTCAGCCTTGACCGAGCGATCGCGTACGCTGATGCCGACAAACTTGGCTGCGGTGTCGCCGGTGGTAGCGGCGCGACCTGCCTTGTCGGCAGTGCCCTGGATGACCGGCACACCGAAGGCCAGGCCGCCAGCAGCCTGCACGGTGCGGGAGATCAGAGTCTTCGGGATCATGTCGACGATCATGCCCGGCAGGCCGGCGCGAATGGTCGCGGTATAGCTGGTTTGAACGGCCATTACTTGGCACCCCCTTTCCAGGCGTCGTTCAGACGCTGCTCGTAGGCCTGCTGGCCGTTGTCATTGGGCTTCGGCGGCTTGCCGTCCTGATTGATCAGGTGCTGGCGTACCGGGTCCTTGGCGGCGTCCTCGACCAGCAGGTCGAATCGCGCATCGATGTAGGCATCGGTCTTGCCAGCGATGGCGGCGTCGCCGATCTTGGCGATGACCACAGCCTTGCGGATTTCGCCGTCGGATTTGCCGGAGTAGTCGCCGTCGTGAATGGCCTTGGCCTTGGCGATCAGATCGCCGCGGGCCTTCACGCGCTCGTCGATCTGCGCGTCGGTGATCTGCTTGGCCTTCAGGTCGTCGATCTCGGCGTCTTTCTTGGCCAGGTCGGCGTCCTTGGCTGCCATTGCGGTGGCGTGAGCAGCCTCGGTGGTGCTCAGCTTGGTAGCAGCGTCGGCCAGGCGGCCTTGCAGGGTGGCGATGACAACGGCGCCCTGGTCGGTTACTTCAACCGGGATGCCGTCGACGGTAACCGTCTTCAGGGTCATGGGTCTTTCCTCGGGGGTTGGGGTGTGTTGTGGCCAGGAGTCGCCAATGCTTGCCCGGCTGCCGGCCCGCCCGCGTTGAACGATGGCGATGTGGTCGGCGATGATGTTGGTTTGCTTGGCCTGATACTTGGTGCCGTCCGGGGCTTCCCCGTCCTCCCAGACCAGTTCGCAGCTGTAGCCCACGCTCAGCTCGCGCTTGCCGGCCTGCACCGCGGCTACGGCGTCGCCGTCGGTGATCTTCAGGCCGATCTTCAGGTACTCGCCGTCGCGCAGCACCTCGTCGCCGGTCGTGCCCACCGCCACCTGCTTCCAGTTTGCGGCCGTGACCGGCTGACCCGGGTGATCGTTGGTCATCGGGATTTTGGAGAACGACTCCAGCGAGCGCTTGGAGAAAACCTCCTTCTCGTCGCGGTATACGTTCACGACCTTCAGGTCTGGCCGGCCTACCTCGGCGCCCAGATACTGCTGAATGCCAGTGCGCGCAGTAAGCGCAAAAGCTTCCAGGTAGCCGGAATCGTTCAGCCTGGTGTCGCCCAGGCTGACTGTGTCAGTGATGTGCATGGTTTACCTCAGGGCGTGGACGGAACGTCGTCAGGCTCTTCTTCCTCAGGAAGATCAGCGCCAAACTCAGCGATGGCTGCCTCCAACCCCGGCAGAACGCTCTGCTCGACCAGTAGCGTGGTGGCCGCCTTGCTGAGTGCGTCTTCAGGCCAGAGCTTCGTCTCGCCCAGGATCTTGATGGTCTCGGCAGTCTGCTTGCTGATCTCCGACCGCTCCTTCGCCGTCGGCTGCCAGAGGGGGTTCCACACGTAGTGAATCTGGGCCGGCCTGGAGCCGAGCGCCGAGCGGATCAGGCAGTCATCCAGCAGCTTCAATGCAGGCGTGATGTCCAGCTCCTGCAGCGCCTGAATGCGGTCGTAGTAGTTGCGCAGGTCAGCCTCACCGGTGGAGTTCAGGCCGGACGGCGACTGCCCTAGCAAGCGGGTGGCAGGGATGTCGGCGGCACCGGATACAGCCTGTAGAAAGCGGTCGATGATGTCGGGCAGCGTGCCGAAGCTCGCCGACTTGGTCTCGTAGTCCTCTTCCTTGTCGAGCAGCAGCGTCCCGTTGATGCCCTTGGCGGTGGCTGCCAGGGTGATTCGCTCCAGCACCTGCTTCCGGTATCCATCGTCCTGCAGGCTCTGCATGAAGTCAGGAATGCGGATAACGTCGACCTTGGCCTCGAACACCAGGCTGGCCACGTTGGCCATTGTTCCGTCCGACTGCTTGATGGCCTCGAACAGCGCCTGCAGCACCGAATCGCCCCAGCCGAAGATGTTGGCCGGCGCCAGATCGGGGTCTGGGTGCTCGGCGCCGGAGAAGATCACCAGTCGAGACGGGTGGATCTCCAGCTGGCTATCCGCAAGACGGTAGGCCTTGGGCTTGCCGAAGCGCTCCGACTGCGGATCCTGCTCAATCTCAGTCGGCGAAAGCTGCCGTCGGTTCATCACTGCCAGGTACTTGAGTCCGCCTGCCTGGATTCGGTCGGTGTTGAGCGGTGCTGCTGTATTGATCTCGCCGGTGCCAATGAAGATGGCAGACCCACCAAACAGCCTTGCCCTGGTCAGGGCCTGCTTCACCTTGGCCCGAAGGTCAAGGCGGGCTTCCTCGGCCTCGATCTTCTCGATTTGCTCCTTGTCAGCCTGCCAGGCCCGCCAGCGCCGCGTGCCGTCCAATGCCGGGATGTCCACGATCTTTCGGGGCAACCAAGCACCCCGGTAGGCGTTAATCAGCTGCTCATCAGTCAGGATCACCGGCGCATACGTCGAGCCCGATGCCTTGTCGCGCTCGGTGCCCAGGTTAGCCACCAGGTTCACCAGCTTGTCGCTGAGGTATCGGACTACGCCCATTAGGTAACACCTTCGTAGGAGAATCGGCCCTTCGCAGGCCATTCAACGTCGACGCAGTAGCCGATCGCGGTTGTGATGTGTTGGTACTGGTTCTTCTGGTCCTCTTGGAACGTCGAACCTTCTTGAAGCTGGACGGTGGCCAGGCCCTTGTGGCACCAGGGCGCGGTGACAGGATTGACGAACAGGCTGCTTTCGCCGGATGCGGTCAGGATCTTCGCCCTTACCGCGTTCTGCCTATCCTTGATGGCCGGGTGGGCAGGCTTGACCTTTCTCGTGTACCGCCAGCCGCTAGCCTTCAGCACGGCCTCGATGTCGGTGTAGTCCGAGGCATGCCCGTGCTTCTCGCCAGCTTTGCCCGCCGGGTCGCCGTAGATCAGCACATGCTTGTTCTTGTGGTCCTTGTATCGCTCGACGAACTCGACGGCAGCCTGAC